TCAGGCAGGGACGGGAAGGGCGATGTTATGATACACCGGCCAGCTAAAGCAGAAGCGCGCGCCGCCGAGCTCGCTCTCTTCGCAATGCACCGTGCCGCCCATCGCCTGCGCGATAGAGTAGACAATCGCCAGCCCCAGGCCGCATCCGCCGGTGGCGCGATCGCGGCTGGGGTCGAGGCGGACAAACGGTTCAAACACGGTTTCTCGTGCTTCCGGTGCAATCCCCGGACCGTCATCTTCCACCGTCAGGCTGGCCTGATTGCCCTGCAAATCCAGTCCGATCTGTAGCGTACTTTCGCTGTAGCGCATGGCGTTGTTCATCAGATTGTCCAGCACGCGCTCCATCAGTCGCATATCGAGCGCGCCGTAATCACCCGGCGTGACGCGCGTTAACAGCGTGCGCTGCGGGTTCACGCTCTGAACGTCATCGATGTGGGTTTGCAGCCAGGCGGGCAGGTCCGGCGTGCTGAGGTTCAGCTCGTTTTGCGGACGATCGAGGCGCGCGTAGGTCAGCAGCTCCTCAATCAGCGCCTCAAGCTGGCCGATGTCACGGTTAAGCGCCTGAGACTCCGCTTCCGTCAGATTCTCGCTCATCTCCAGACGATAGCGCAGGCGAACCAGCGGCGTGCGCAGCTCGTGCGCAATCCCGTCGATCAGCTGCTTCTTACTGGCGATCAGGGCATTGATGTTATCGGCCATCTGGTTAAAAGCCACGCCCAGACGTTCAAAGCTGGAACCGCTGTCGAAGTGAATGCGTTCGGTAAAATGCCCTTCGCCAAAACGCTGCGCGGCGGATTCCAGCTTCAGCATGTCCTGCCAGTGCGGGCGCATCCAGATAAAGACCGGAAACGCGAGCGAAATGGCGATAAAGGCCATCAGTGCCATGTCCAGCAGACGCATCTGGTGCAGATAATAGAGATAGGGTACCGGCCCGACGGCCAGCACGTAGTGGCTGCGCGGAATACGCTGGATAAAGGTGTATTTCTCATCCAGCGCGACGATGTCCCCGTCGCGCAGGCGCTGCATGGCGGGCGGATCCAGCTCAAAATCTTTTAACGGCTCGATGCGTAAATCGAATGACAGGTTCAGATCCAGCTCTTTGAGGGTTTTCGCCCAGTCGTGCGGCGGGATCTCTCTCAGCTCGCTGCGCATCAGATAGAGCGAGCTTTTCATCAGATCGTCCAGCGACTGCCTGCCCGCACGTTCGGCGGTGAATTTATAGACCAGCCCGACCAGCATGGTCATGACCAGGAAACAGACAAACAGCAAAAGATAAAACTGCACAAACAGCTTTTTCATTAAATATCACCGGGAAATCAAGTAATTAACTACTTTGTTTTTACCTTCAGGGGCACTATAGGGGCATTTGCATATCCGCCAAAGCGCTGATTCAAAAATGATACCTGATCGCTATCGAGAGCATTTATCCACGCAGAGTATACATGGAAGACCATCTCTGCATTCTCATGACCCATCTGATTCGCTATAAAAGCAGGATTAGCACCTGCCGACAACATCCAGCAGGCGTATGTATGACGCAACTGATAGGGGCGTCTGCGGCGAATGCCCGATCGTCTTACCGTTATATCCCATAGTGACACAATTGAGCTGACTGAATAGTACGCAGCTTGCTTGCCTTTCTGAGGTCGAGGCATAAACACAAAGTGCAGTTTCTGCGTTTCCGTTTTACCGAACTCCCGGTGGTGAAAAGTGATTGGTACCTTAGGGGCACTCCCGGTAAGTTCCTTTTGAGCTCGCAAAGCTTCCAGAGCCAGCTCCAGTAACTTTATCGTCCGGTATCCAGCTTCGGTTTTGGGTGGTCCAAACATGCCTTCCTGAGTTAGATTGCGCGCAATGTTAGCTTCGCCAGAATTAAGATCGATATCCTCCCAGGCAAGAGCGCAAAGCTCCCCGGGCCGAACGCCGGTATAAGCGAAAAATTGCCACATGTTTTTCTGCTGAGCCGGAGCAGTCTCTTTCAACTGCTCAAACTCATGTCTCAGAAGTGGATCTGGTTTTGTTTGCCCTTTGCGAAGCCTTTTTATCCCGACATATGGTTGATATGAAATTACTTTATTTTTAACCGCATAGTCGAGGATTTGTCGCAGGATGGCCAGATAATAATCTACTGTTCTAACGGCGCGGCCGGTTTTATTTCTCCTCTTTTCGGGAGCATAGTTAGTCTCGCCAGTCAGTAATTCCTTTCTCCAGCCCAGAATGTCGCTGTTGGTGACGGATGCAACCAGCGTTTCAGGGCCGATTAGTTTTGTTAACGTTCTTACAGCTATCCCATAGCTTCTTGTGGCATTGGGTGAGAGATCGATTTTATGGTTTTCATACCAGGTTGATGCAAGTTCGGCGAACGTCGTAATGTTGTTAGATGTATAAAACTTTGATGCCACCTTTGACTCCGGGAACATGCCCCGGTAGTCAAAAGTTCCCAGCTGAATCTCGCTTACAATTTTGGCCCTTAGATTCCCGGCTTTTTTGAGATTCGATGCATTTACGATCCATCCTTTCAATGTTTCTCGGCATCTAACGCCCTGAAACTTGAAACTTATTCGTATCTTATTGTTGTGGATCTCAACACCCGTTGGCATTGCAGCCATTATGCCTCCTTCACAAACCTGTTAATGTTTGGGATGTTGTACCAGACAAGTCCTCGCTCTTCGGAGCTGCTTCCATCCAATGGGATTCTCTTAAAATGAACACCTTCTACCCAGGAGGTTTGGCGATAGCTTTTAATCTGACGATCGGTAAGGCCTGTCTTCTCTTTTAGTTTTGAAGCAACGCCCCATTCTGAATCGTAAATTACCTGCGACATGGTTCACCTCAGGTAACCGGCATGAGTATAGATATGCCGGTCTGTAGTCGTTGATATTTCAGTTTCAGTTTGCCTGGCCGGGCAGGGAACGCAGTCGGCGCATGCCGGTCATTGCTGTGGCAACGTAGCTTGCCTTGCAGTTGACCACTTCAACCCAGACCTTCACGCCTTCCACTCTCACCGTATAAGTCTCTTTCATCTTGCTGCGCCCATAATCACCATATCTTTGCTGGTGGGCTGCGAGTGCGATTTCACATGCCTGGCGAGCTAAAGGGGATTGCTTACTGCCTCGATTAATCAGTCGCATTTCTTCTCCTTGAGGGAGGGTTTCCCCTCCCGATCTCGTTAGTCCACGTATTCCGGTTTCATATCCGCCAGGGTGATGCTGAACTGACCATGCAATTCGTCGCCCAGATGGCGTTTAGACGATGCAAGAACGCGCTCTACCTCTGCGAACCGCGCAGCTGCATCGGGCTCATCTGAAGGAGGCAAGGAATTGATGGCTGCTTCGACTTTGTTCCGTGCATCAACCAGGTAATAACGCTTCACGGCCTTGTTTTTCAGCTCAGTGAACAGGGCAGAACCCAGCGTTGCTTTCACGGTTTCAATATCTGCGCGCAGAGCTTTAGCGCTATCCACATCCTGAGCCGCCTCGATGCGGTCACGAAAATCATCAGCAAGTGCATCGATGTTTTGAGCTGATTCCTGAGCCGTTTGAGTGGTAGTGACGTTGTCACCTGAAATGTCGGCGAGGCTAACGTGCTGCACCGTTGCCGGGTTTACCTCTCGTTCTTCACGACGATCATCGAGCTCATCCGGGGTATAAACGCCCAGAATCACATCCGGGCAGAACAGTCTCGCCCAGCGTTTGACGGCCAGATACGCCAGCTGCTGGCGAGGGTCGTCAGCCCAAAGGGTAGAGTTTCGAGTTCGGGCCTGAGCCAGAAGTAAATCGAGTTTTCTTGGCTGATCTTCACCTTTCAGCGTTGCGCTGATAATGATGCCGATCCCAGCCTCGTCAGCCAGGGTCCAGCCCGGGACCCGGTACTCGCCTTTGTCGCCTTTACGGATATGGAATTTTCCAACAACCTTTTCCCATGGCCCGAACCAGTCGTATTCAAATCGGCTGGCCAGCACGCCGCTGCGCGAAATGACGGCATTAACGAGCTGCGCTTCATACCCGAGCACACCGTTAATCAGATGCGTCTTCTGCGCCACGGCAAAGGGATTCATCTGCCACTGTGCCGCTTGCATCGCTACAGCCATGCAGTCGGCCTGATTGCCCTGCAGGTGCTTAGGAACAGTAGCGGTGCCCTGAGCCATAATCTGCGCGAACGTGCTGATGGCGTTCAGATACTGGGAATCGAACAAAGCCACGTTGGAGTTAATAACGGTGTTCTGGTCAGCAATGGTAACGTTAGTGTTTTGCATAAATCCCCCTTAAGCCTGAGCGCGCAGCGCTTCGAGGCGGCGCAGGTCGAAGTCGTTCAGTTCATCGGTGTAATCGGTAGTGATCGGCGCTGGCCATTCGCCCGTGTCGAATCCGGTTGCGATGGCGCGCATTGTTTTGCGATATTCGAGCATGCCCAGTTCCAGCAGTTCGGTTGACGCCTCGATGATGGCGATCCAGTGGTAGTTCTCGTCTTTGTTGACGAAAATCCAGAAGAACTGGTCCAGCGCCGCGGTCTCGCAATACATAGCCGCACTGAGGTGGTAGTCCCGGTCAATGATTTCCCGATGCAGCCTGGCGCGCAGGCTTTCCTGCTTCACATTCCACATGCTGATGGTTTTCAGGTCAGCACCGATGCGCACGCCGTCCAGTTCAATCTCGAGGTCAGGGCGTACACGCACTTCTAATCCGGTTTCGTCGTCGAAACCGAAATAGCTCACCTCAACGGCGCGGCTTGGATGTGTCAGCAGCATGCCGGCGGTCGGGTGCGCCAGGAGTGCAGACTGAATTGCTCGCGCTGTGGCAAGTTGCTGGCGGGTAACCAGAATCTTTTCGCCAGGGTTGTCGCGCCAGGCATCCAGCAGTTCGTCGGCGAATATGGCATCGGGCTTAACTGATTTAACCGCCTGGATCATGTCTGCTTTGCTGCCGGAGACTTTCAGCGGCGTCGGTTTCTGCGCTTCCTGCGACACCAGATCAGGATTGAGGATCGCTAATTGCTCGAGTAGTGCATCACGGCTGCCGCTGGTTTTTACAGGCGTCGGCAGGGTGGCGTTGTACTCTTTGATGCAAGCCTTCATTGCCGTTGCAGTCTGCTTCTGGCCTTCTTCAATACGCTGGTACTCAGCAGGGAGAGCCATATAGCTTTGAGCCGTTTCTTCCAGGCTGGCGCCAAGCGGCACTTGAGCGGGAAGGGATGCGTTATGTTTTTCAAGCAACGCTTTTATCTCGTCTGCACTCAGCAGCGCCGGCAGGCTGGCGTTGTACGCGTCGATGAACTCGCGCAGTGTTGCGGTGGTGGTGAAAGCGCCCTCCGGGATCTCAGGTTCTACGCTGAACTCTGCTTCGAGGTTTTCCGGCTGCAGTGCAAGGGCGTGCACCAGATTTCCCATATCCAGCACTTTGGATGCTGTGCGCGGGATGGTTTTAGCCACATGGCGCGCGTTGAAGTACATCAGGCTGACGCGAGCATCTTTAACCTGGGTTGAGCTAATACCGTTTGCTGCGTGATAAACGTCATTCGGCAGACCTTCGTAGCGGCCAGGCTCGAAGTAAGCCGGGTATTCGATTACTGGCTCTGACTGCTGCTCTTCTGGGGCTATGGAATCTGTCTGCGAATTAGCTGCATCAGTGCTTTCGCCCGGTGGTACCGAACCAACATCTTCGTCTTTCTCTGGCTTAGCCGTTTCCATCTGCACATCGCTGGTGGTCTCCGCTGTGTTTTCCGTTTTTTCGACTTCATTTGAGGGGATATCGATGACCGGGGCGGTATTTCCAACCATCAGACCATCGATGGAGAACACGCCGCTGCCGAGATTTTCAACCTGCGGTTGTTCAACTGGGGCTTCAGTCTCAACTGCAGGGATAGGCAACGGCAGTAACTCCACAGCAGAGTTAAATTCAGCCGTCATGGTTTTATTCACAAACTCAAGATGAGCCGCTGGCGTGTGGTGGATGTTCTCTGGTGCGATACGGATCAGATTGAAGATTGCCGCACGGTTCACCGCCAGTATGCCGGGCTGATTACGCAGGATGGCGCTCCATGATTTCCATGGTTCTTCTTTCTTCGCCACGATTTCTTTGGCACGTCGTAACACGCTCGAAGGAATTTCGAAGTGGTGGAAGTCCATAGGCAGTAGGGCGCATGCGATCTCAAGATCGAGGGTGGACCAGTTTCCACTCAGCGTTCAGGCTGAGATCGGCAACTTCAGGGATGTCGTTCTTCGCCAGCAGCAGGTTCTGGAGATAGGTGTTGCCTTCATCCAGTGACATTTCGCTGGCAGCCAGCTGCTGCTCTTTAGTGATGTGTGACTGGTATTTGTCGCTGGTCAGGTGGACGGCAAAACGTACCGCTGGAGTGCGGTTTTCAAGCGGGACACTTTCGACGGTATTTTCGACTTTAACGGTCGGTTCCGGTGCGGCAAAGTTGTCCACGGGTCCAGTAGACTCAGCACCAGTCTTTGGTAGCCAGGTGCGTCCATCGTCCTGCAGTTCGTAGCGTTTGCACCATGAGTAATCAACTGTGCTTTCTTCCGGGAGGTCGTTGTAGACCGGGAAATCAGTGCGAACAGGTTTGGCGTAATCCTTACCGCGACCGGTTTCAATGCCAGCATCTTCCAGTTCAACATCGAGCTGCAGGTTGGCACGGGCTTCAGATTTCGCGGTGAACCAAATCACTGCGTCTTCTTTGCCTGATTTCTGCGTAGCCTTAACTACAAAGAAAAATTCCATGTGAGATCCTCTTTTTTGGATGTAAGATCCCCGGGCCAGAGATAGCGCCCATTGGGTGAACTTTGGTTTTTTAAGTAGTTTTCCGGTGTAACTTTGGTCGGGAGCACCGGACGTACGGGCCGCCTTGCGCGGCTTTTACGTTATGCCTCGTGTGCCATCTGGTCGTACGAAGCACAACGTTCAGAGCAGTATTCTTTTTCTTTGCGCGCCAGCTGTGAGCCGTTGCGATAGATAAGGGTACTTTTGACTATTTCCTCTGGTTTAACCGGATTGCCGCAGTACCCGCATTTCCTTGAGTTACACATCTGGATTCCCCTTTTGCGCCAGCAGGTAGCACAAGCGGCGAAGGAGTACCTCGAAGAAGTTCAGCTTTACAGCCTGCTGCCGTCCTGGTTTACGTGCGTAATCAATCATATTGATCTCCTGTTAATGCCTGTCTTTTCACCACTTCAGGCTCGGTGGTATGCTGTCAGCTCTCACACAGCCAGCAAGGACTTAACAATGAATGGAAAAGTAGTTCCGTGCCCGATTTGTCAAAATGAAGCTATTGTTTCGAAGCATCAGACCCTTTCCCCAACTCTCAAGACCTCAGTACCCTGTTATATCTACACGTGTGAAAAAGACGGATGGTTCAAGCTTTCAGAGTCTGTACACTCGCTTTTAATTGATAATCCAGCACCAACGGTCATTAACCGTTTAACCAAAATCGTTACGGATAATTACTTCCCGGCAAGTTTGATCTCTGCGGAAGCAGTGACTCCACTGAGACTTATCGAAACTCTCGAATAAAGTCTTTGAGACTTTCACTTCGATATCCCAGGCGGCTCATTTTTGCAGCGGCTTTGCCGCGAGGAATTCCGCCTGCCTTGTTAAATCTTTCCATAGCTAGACGTGAGTGCTTGTATTCAGGGCTCTTCAAACCCTTGCCTCCGTCCTGACGGGAGCTTGGAAGCTCGAGGGGTTTCTGTGATGTGATGTCGTTGCGTGCCCAGTATGCAGCAAACCCGTACATGCCAGTTTTCTTCGTATTTCCTTTCATCTCAGCCTCGTTTGCCTTATCGCCGGCCAGCGGAACGTTTAAACCTGATGCGCGTTAATCTCTCCACCTCATCCGACTATTCGTATGCCGTCGGCGGCTACTTCGTGGGCGTCCTGCCTTGGTGGTTCGTAGTGCGTCTTGGTGAAAGAGATTAAATCACTGGTTTATAGTTGTGTCAACCAATGGTTTTGATGATTGTAAATCATCGGTTTATATTTAGGGTTTTTGTGAGGTAGCTGACGAAGTGCAGGCAAAAAAAACCGACTCTATGGACGGGCACAATAGGTTCGGCATGGAGCTAGACGACAGAGTTGATTAGTGAGGATATAAAAAACCCGGCGCGACGGCCGGGTGATAGGGCAATTAATTGATATCCATTATGTATAGTTTACTTATGGCACCTTTTCTGGCTACTGCCTTGGCGGTAACTGTAACACTGGCTGAAGAATCGTTGGGGGCATGCATAAATGCCTGTAGTGCTATGATGTATGGATTATCTCTTTTCATCACTGCCGGGTCACTGATTTCTGCAGTAATTCTTCTGGCTTGCTCGTCGCCCAGGAAAACAATTTTCGCTGTTTTTTTTACACCGTCAAATTCGGTAATCAAAACTTGGTATTCTCTGAGGGGAATAACTTCATCATCCTCAAGCCTATCAATTATCTCTTTATCTGCTTCATTTATGACAAGAGGAGAAATTCCTTCTCCTGCTTTTATGCTGATTGTTGAGCAGGTATTTCCGATAGGGCTAACGGCTTGACGAACAGATGGACGCAACTCAGTCGCCATCTTATCGATCACATTAAGCAATCCTTGAATGGTGTCTTTGTCTTTGTTTCCCAAGGCCTCAATTGCCTTGTCCAAGGAATCTTTTAAGTGTTTCATTTCCTCTTTTTTCTGAGCGTTACGAGAAAAAATGTACTGTATGAGCAAAGGAAGTATAGCGGCGGCTAACCCAGAGAACAATTGTTGTTGAGATACGAAACTTGTAACAGCATCTATCGAAAAACAATTACAGCGAGGATCTCTGGCATACACCTTAACCTCTTGAAGATCGGATCTTTTGTAATACTTTTGAGTTACGGCAAAATTACCTGCTGTAGATAAAATCTTCGCAAAACCCTGAAAAGATTCACCTAGAATATTTAATTCAACTTCGTGATTTTCAGCGTCTTTACCATCAAATCGGAGGGTAATCGTATTGTCTCGAATATGATCCATCTGATAATCCTGTCAAATAATTTGCTAAGCTTCCTGTGCTAAGACATGCTGATGCCCATTACCCGCTGAATAGATTCTTCACTGATCCTGTGACCGAATCCGCCCCTTCAAGTAGCGTTCATAAAGCTCATCAAGCTCTTTCAGGCGAATAGCAAAGATGCGGAGCATGTTTTTCTGCTCTTCTTCGGGCAACTGACGGTAAAGCTCCAGTAGGCGCTGCTCATCCGGCTTGAGCCCATCTTTCTCTCCAACGTCTTCACCGAGTAGCCAAGCGACAGAAATGCCAACAGCGTCGGCAATAGCCAGCGCCGACTTTTTACTAATAACACCTTTTTTGAACCAGCCGTTAACGGCCTGAGGGGTGACTCCGGCTATACGTGCCATGTCTGCTTTGGTGACACCACGATCGGTGATCTCAGAAAGTCGTTGTACCAAAACTTGGTTGGGTTCTTCTTTTCTCATAGGGTCATTGTAAATATTTGGTTTATACGCACAATAAATCTTGAATTTGCATGGATTGTAAATCTATGGTTTACTTTTGTTATCAATAAGCAGGAGAAGCATATGTCCGCACTCGATAAAGCAATTAAAGCAGCTGGATCAGCCAGAAAGCTCAGTCTCGCACTTGGCGTGACGAGTATGTCTGTTAGTCATTGGAAAAATCGCGATCATGGGGTCGTCCCGCCCACTCACATTCTGCCTATCTTCAAGATGACAGGTGTAACCCCCCACGAGCTACGCCCAGACCTCTACCCAAATCCCACTGATGGTTTACCTAAACAGAAGCCTTAACTATGCAAACTGTTTCATTTCAACAGAGTAGCAGAGCTTCCTCTAATTCACTGATATTCCAGTGTCATCAAAGCGAATCGGCAGTGAAGGATATCGATCATCGCGATATCTGCTCAGCGGTACGAGCTTGGGCGGCGGCAGAAGGGCGCGTAGCTGTTGCACTTCAGATCCAGGAAGCAGCGGAAGAACTTCAAGTTGTTGGCGTGGATTTTTCAGGCCAGGCCGATGTCTGGAACGTGAAGCTGTTCCGTTGGCTGGATAACAAAGAAGACTCCACATCGTACCGAAAGAACGTCGAACAGCTGGTGCCCGCGATCATGTCTGTATTACCACTTCGATACCGCGACCGTGTCGTAAAGAACGACTCATTTGCCTACCGGATGGCCAGGTTGGAAAAAGAGGTGAGTGAGGCGAAGCAAGCTTTGATGCTCGATGCACCGAAGAAGGAAAAGCTGAAGGAGTTAGGCGAGGGGATTTTCGAAATGTTCAGAGTCGACCCTGACCTAACGGCGCCTTTACTGGCGATGGTCACAACCATGCTGGGGGCGATATGAAGACTTCAGAAAAGGCGAAAGCCGGTCTGCGCTAACAGAACCGACTTTCAGGTGCAAAAACGGAGTGTAATTGCGGAGCTAAGTATGTCAAACACAGCTGAAATTATCAATTTCCCCCACAGAACCGAACAACCGGGAGGTCGTATGGCCGACCTGTCGAACGGGTATACCAAGGTCGCTAACGAGATCCAACAGCTTAAGCCTCGTCTGAGAATGTCAGGCCGGGAGTGGCAGTGTTTTGAAGCGGTGATCTGGCTTACCTACGGCTGGAACAAGAAGCAGGACCGTGTGACGAACACGGTGATAGCTGAGCTTACAGGGCTGAGTGATTCCCACGTTTCTGATGCGCTCAAATCGCTCTCAGAACGCAAAATTATCTTCAGTCAGAAGCAGGGCGTGATGAAAACGGTCGGTATAAATACTGACCTTTCCGCCTGGATTTTAGACAAACCGAAAACGGGAAAAGTCTTCCCGAAATCGGGAAAAGTGTTACCGAAAACGGGAAAAACCTTCCCGGAAACGGTAGACACCCAAGACTATAACAAGAACAATATTAAAATATCCTCGTCTCGGAATTCTTACGAATCCCGAAACCAGCAAACTCAAAAGTTTCTCTCACGCCATCCAGAAGCTGCCGCCGGGATATACACCCCTGCAGGTAAATCATGGGGATCCGCTGACGACCTCAAGGCCGCACGCTGGATTTACGACAGGCTTCTCACCGTCAACGCATCGCTATTCGAACCCAACTGGGCTGAATGGGCAAACACCATCAGGCTGATGCGTGTCCAGGACAAGCGTACTCACTACGAAATCTGTGACCTCTTCCAGTGGGCCAACCGGGATGAGTTCTGGAAAGACAACATCCTGAGCCCCTCGAGTCTACGCAAACAGTGGGATCAGCTGACTACCAAGCGGCTGCGTGCAGCCGGAACGGCATACCGGGGCGGCATCGACCTGCATAACACCGACTGGATTGACGGGGTGCTGGAATGAAAAATCTTGCCGAGAGCATTCTCGATTTTGACCGGGAACAGGCCCGCCGAGTGGCGCAAAACTTGCCTGAGCAGTACACCGAGCGCGAACAAACGCAGCAGGTGGCGCAGATTATCAACGGGCTGTTCGTACAGCTGGCGGCCGCGTTCCCGGCAAGCCTGGTTAATCGCAGCCAGGAAGACGTGAATGAGATCCGCCGTCAGTGGGTGCTGGCCTTCAAAGAAAACGGGATCACTACCCTGGAACAGGTTGAAGCGGGTATGCGAATAGTGCGTCGCCAGGAGCGCCCATTCCTGCCTTCGCCAGGTCAGTTCATCAAGTGGTGCAGGGAAGGGCGCAGCGTGCTGGGGATCACTACCGCTGACGTGATGGCTGAATACTGGAAGTGGCGCAAGCTGGTGTTCCGGTACCCGAGCAGTGAGCAGTATCCGTGGCCGAAGCCAGTTTATTACCATATATGCCTCGAACTGCGGCGCCGCGGAACAGATGGTCAGTTGTGTCAGAAAGAGCTCGAGCGTGAAGCCAGTGACATTCTGGATATGTGGGAAAAGCGGGTGCTGGGCGGGAAGCCGATCCCGCCTGTTCGTAGGGCGTTAGCGGCTCCAGTTACTTCGAAGGGGCCGACGCCAGCTGAATTACTCAAAGCGAAATATGAGAGGATGAAAGCTGGTGGGAGTCTTTGAAAATAGCGATGCTATAACCAAGGTCATCACACATCTTGTACCAATAATTTGATAAAGTAATGGCTTACTTGGCTGATACGGTTACTCTATGGACGACACTAATAAACACGGTCTGTCACGTTATATACCTGAAGCGATTAAACGTGAAGTAAGGCAGCGATGTGGTTTTGGATGTGTGATATGTGGGTTCGGTTTTTATGATTACGAACATTTTGATCCCGACTTTGTTGACGCTAAACTTCACGACCCAAATGGGATGACTTTACTTTGTTCGCAATGTAATCAGAAAAGGGCTCGTGGAAGGCTTTCCGCTCATACTGTAGAGATCGCCAATAGAAATCCTAAGTGTAAACAATTAGGTTTTGCGAATGAAATGTTTGATTTTCATAATGACCCTATCACAGTGAAGTTTGCTGGAGTTACTTTCTATAACTGCAAAGACCTCATAATGGTCAATGACAGACCAATTCTAACAGTTCTACCATCTCTGGAGCCACATGGGCCCATGCTACTTTCTGGTGTGTTTTGCAATGCGATTGGCCAAGAGACACTAAGAATTCATGAAAATGAATGGTCAGCAAAAACTGACAATTGGGATGTGGTATGTGAGGGACCTCGCATAACAATACGCGGTGGTCTTGGCGATATAGTTTTAGCGCTCAAAATGGAGGTACCCAACGGACTAGTTATTGAGCGACTTAATATGTTATTTGAAGGTGTGCATATAAAGGGCGATAAAGATCTCCTTGAGGTCTCCATAAATGGAAGACCATGGCAGATGTGGCAGGGATGCTCAGTTCATAACTGTCAGGTAGGAATATACATGTCAAGCGGAGTGTGGGCAGCTAATGATTCTATTTACAGTTAACATTTGCCAGGTATTTTTTATGCGTTCTTGTTTTTTTAAAATAGACCGCTTGATGCTCAGATGAAAATGAGTTCAGCGAACAGATTGCTCTTCAATCGGCTTGCTTCAGTATTACTATTACGATTGTGGCTCTGCCCGAGATTGACAGTCTAGGTAGCATCTGAATGGAAACGGGTATCGAAATGAAATGGATAATAATGATATTTATGGTTCTCGCTGCACCAGTTTTAGCAGAAGGATTTAGTTATGGTCCTCCAACAGCAGCATGCCTCAATAAATATACGATCCCATATATCCACACGGATAGACCCGTAATTGAGATAGTTGATGAGGCATACGACAAGTGTCAGGACGTTCTTGCTCAGTGGGATAAGGAAAGGAAGTCATTACCTCCAGAGCTTGTTGTCAGCCAAAATGAAGAGTTTCACGCATTTTACGTACATATGATCTAAGCTCGCCGAAAAACGGATCCTAATAAAAAATGACTATTGTTTTTATTCCTGCTTTGATAGCGGTTCTTTTGAGTGAGGAAAGAGAAATCGGAAGAGAGTTAACTCAGCAGGAGGTTGAGTCAATCCGTGATTCCGCTACAGCTGTTCGAGTGCCAGTTGATGTTGCAAAAGAAATGATTAAAGAACGGGGATACCTTGACATCGATCCTGAGAATGCTTGGGAAGAATGGCTTCTATACAAAAAATATGTCATTTGAGATGTGGCTAAACGTGTAATAGAAGGTAAGCCGAAACCGCCAGTGCCCGCTGGCAGCGCTACTGGCTCCAAAGGGGCCAACGCCAATTGAGCTTTTGAAAACTAAATATGAGCGGATTAAGGCTGAAGGAAGGGCACAGTGATGAAATGGTCAGCTTTGAGCGAGAAGAGGAAGTTCGTAATTGTTATCAGTACAGCGCATTACTCATTATTTTTACACTGAAAGCATTGAGGTGAGAAGGGATGTTTCATGCTTGATTTAATTATGAAATTGCAAGAAAGTGACCTTGTATTAGTTGATTCTGAGTGGGTGTGAAATGTGGGAAGATAAATATATTTGTTATAAATGTGTGAGCGATAAATATGTCGTGCAGCATATAAAGGAAGTCGGAAATAACGCTCAGGTTTGCTCTTACTGCAAAAGGAAGCGTAAAAATATCCACCTCGAATATATCCTCAGGATGATGAATGAGGTTTTTGAATACTACTATGACATGTATGAGGATATCTATGATTCCGGGCGCGGGGATAGCGCGCAGGATGTCATCTGCGGAGAACTGGGCGTCGAATGGGACGTAGCTGAAGATATTTATCAATTTCTTTGTGATGAATATAATCCACATAACGATTATGACTACATCCGGTATAATGATGGGTTTGTTTATCGGCATATAAATAACTATAGCGGAGAGCTTGCGCATACCTGGAGTAAAGCTACTGACTCCCTTATGAAAGAAACGCGATATTTTAACCGTGAAGTTAATGATTTCCTAGATTCACTTTTCAGTGATATTGAAAAACTAAAAAACAGAGACCGTAATTCACCGATAAAAACTCTGACTGATGATGTTCATCTTTTTCGTGCAAGGGTCTTTGAGGACCAAGAGGAAGTAAAGCAAGCCTTGGAGCAGCCAGAGAAAAATTTTGGACCTCCTCCAACAACTTTGGCGCGGTCGGGTCGTATGAACGCACAGGGGATTTCAGTATTTTACGGTGCAACCTCATTGAATTTGGCAATTGCTGAAGTAAGGCCGCCCGTCGGCAGTATTGTAGTAACGGCCTGTTTTGTACCGTTACGCGAGCTAAAAGTGCTGGACATTTCTGCCCTTGACTCGCTTAGTTTCGGCTCAGGTAGTAAATTTGATCCTCAGACTCGCAAAACCAGTGAGCGCGCGAATTTTTTCAGAACGCTTTCCCGTAAGCTGACGCTTCCAACTTTTGGAAAAAGGCAGGACAGTGATTACCTCATCACTCAAGTGGTTGCCGATTACCTCAGTGATCGAAATAAATTTAAGCTTGATGGTGTCAGCTTTAAATCTACCCAGGTAGATGCCAATGGTGAGGATGCTGAGACAGGATATAATGTCGTTCTGTTTAATAAGTCTTCCGGCGTCAGGCATGCCGCAGATAAATCTCGCCGATATAATGTTGAGATGTATGAACACATTGAAGATGACCAGTATGCTTTTGTTCCGGAAATTCAGTTGATAGTTGAGGAACAAACAAAACCGCGATATATGAGTTCATTTTCATCCTCGCATGATACAAATGATGCACTACTGATGAAAACCAACAGTATGACTTATCATAAAATTACTGGTGTAAAATACCGAACAAGCGATACGGAGATTCATCAGGGAGATAGCGTTAGAAAACAAGAACCACCTCAGAAATTCGATGACCTCATGGACTTCTGATCATCCGTTACATCAGGGTAAACTGATGTGAGGGCAGTTAAGGAATTAACTCACCCTGTGTCGCCGGTATCGCTTGACTGGCGTCCCTTGATTCTAAGCAGACAGATTGGTGAACAGACACGTCTGTTTTGAGCGAATTGCAGACATTAACGTTTGGATAAGGGGCGGGCTGTAACCCGACCCAGTGGGCGAAGCTGTAAGCGCACCGGCTAAATGAAGCGCAGCGTAATTTAGTCCATGTACAGCGCTTTGTTAGCCGAAACTGATGTGATTCTTAGTTAGATCTCTATATCTCTTATCGTTGTGTACTTTGTGTAGGATCGTTTGGTTGGCGATCAAAAAATCTATAATTTCTTGAATTCTTTCGCTACGAGCATTGGCTCTTAACAAAGTCAAAACGCTTACCATATGTTGCTGGCAATATTTATTGTCTAAATTCACTCGCACTTCATTAGAGTGCATTGCTATAACTGTATTGATAATGTTTTGATCACCAAGCATGCCAAAAAATTGATCATACAAAGGCCGCCCCGCCGGAGAAACACCAGTATTATATGGTATTCCTTTACCAACACGGCAAATCAAAACTGTTTTTATAAGCTTATGAACCCTTTCTAATGGTATGTCATTTTCAGTCTTTAAATACGAAAGAATCTTCCGCATATGAGGGGGTTCATTATAAAAGTTATCCCAAGCATACCTAGCCTCTAAGAGATCGTCGGCATGGCCGTCCAGTGATATAATTCTAGAGTCTAATGATTGATAACGATTACCATCACAAAACGTAAAAAACTCAATACCTAAAGCATGTTTCTCGTTATGAAGGTTGTTCTTGTATCCGTCTAGCGTCACACCGAGTTTGTATTTTACGTTCTCACTGCTTTTATTCCAAATATACGGAGCAAAAAGTGCGATATTTTTTCTGACAACATTTCCTGTTGAATCAGCTGTATATATGCCGAAAATACTATTAAGTAGGTTGTCAGTATTCTGAAGCGACAGATCATTCAAAGGTCTTTCCATGCTTTGAATTGTCGCTTCATCAAGGACATTAGTGGATTTTTTTAGATTCTCAAGGAATGATTTGATTTGTATGGCAGATGCAGATGGTTTATCGTTCAAAATATCTTGAACGCATGTTTGTAACCAGCCAAGAAGTTCAAAAGCATTTATGGAGTATGAATTTGGGTGCGACGCGCCAATATCATTCCTCATAGTCAATATATGATTGAGCTTGGTGTAAACAACGTCAGATATTAATTCAAGTTTGCGGCATGTATTAATAAGAGTGTTGTCTTTTAAACCAGAAAGATCTTCTTCAGTAGAATAAAACTCTCTACGTCCTCCGCCGACTGCGGCATCAAAGAACATATCGAGGCCATAAACTACCACTTTTTCTCTTAAATTCAGTACAACTTCATTCCAAACATAATTTAACGATGCATCAAATAGTCCTATAGCCGCGCCAGCAACGAACTTTGATAAATATCGCGCATCTCTTTTTACCTCCGTAGGTAAAGAATCTATGAATGCGGGAAGGTTTTTTTCAATAATTTGGCGCTCAGGGAGAGAGGCAATTATATTTTCGGTCGGCAAACCAAGATAGGATAAATATCCTTCAAATTTAGTAGTATCTGTGGAAAGCAACCCGGTTCCAGGTTTTGCAATCAATTCTGAACTCATACGATTATTTCCTTATCTGGTTGAAGGCTAGGGAACAGCTAACTCTTTTAGCAGGGGGGCGACATCAGGAGCATCCCTTGCCTGAATTTGTTAAGGTATTTGTGAGCATACGCCACAAGTATTTGGGTTTAGAGCCAATACATACTTCATACGAATACAACCTATCCCGAATCAAGCAGGTGTCATCCCCCCCACACTTAGGATTTGGACATTTCATGTTGTCTACCCATGGTGCATTCGATTCGTAATGTACGATCTTCATAAAGCCTTAACAATTTAAGAGAAGGCTTTTTTGTCCGCAAGTAGACCATTTTATACCTTCTATCCTAAACTTTACGCATATAAAAATAACGCTGATGTACCACTATTTCAACAGGTTTTTCTGAAATCTATAAGTTTGCGTCCGGAAAAATTTATACATCCTGTACGCTATTTGTTCTTGAATTTAATTAAGCGCACACTTTGGAATTTATCCCACGGCTTGTGCTGGAAAAAGAAGGAATTATCAGTCATTTACCACAGAGACCAATGTCCACTTCTGGCACAATGCGGACATCCCATCAAGGACTAGAACAGTTAACAAAAGACTTAGGATCATTTTACATCACTACGGTTCTGACGAGGCGAGTTTGTTTTATGTTTGAAAAAATGTAACAGGACTCGCCGGAAATTATCAAGCATTGCGCTGAGGCCAGCTCATAACTGGCCACCAGCCTGCAATGAGTTTCAGTTATAGTGTTCTGATGAAAGCAGTCCTTGAAAGGGTCATTTGCGTCTGGCAGTCGACCATTTTCTTAACTTCGGAATCTGTTCCCTGCATTGAAACTTTGCCGCACATAGCATCCTTTGTTTTGATCCACTGGCGTTGAGAAGGCAGTAACTCCTTTTTCTTCGTCGGCGTTAAAGTGCTCCATGCGGTATTCAAATCAGAATCGGCATTCGCAAACGCCATTCGGGACTGATCAAGGCTCCCAGTGTTTTGCTGTTGTACCTGCTGTTCTGCCTTTTCTTGTTCCTGCAGCTGTGTCTGTCTCTCAATTTGCTGCTCTGCCTCATACTGGGCCTGTTGCTGCGCCCTGAGTTGAGCCTGCTGTTGCGCTTCAATTTGGCTCTGCTGGGCATCCTTAGCCTGTTGGATCCTCTGCTGTTCAACGATCGGGTTGATGATTGAAAGCGATGTAAGTACAGCAGCACCCACAGATATCGGATTATCAGAGGATGCTTTTACAAAAACATTTTTCTGGTCGTCGGTCGCCTGTGCTGTGTAGGAGATGCGTTTAGAAAAGCTGTTTGCGTAGTTATCCAAAGACAGGCTTTCCATTTGCTTGTCGAGATTACGGTTAAAGTTTTTTCTGTAAGCATCAGAAAGCTGAGCGTACTCATTCGCAGGTAGGGTCATCGTCACGGTACCTTCACACGTTTTCAATGTGCTACCCGTGTCACTTGAGGTTGTAGAGATTTCAGAGATGACCAGTTTGATCTTGTCCAAGGCACTTCGTTTGGTCTGATTAGTGACGTCAGGGTATTTGTCGACCTGTTCAGAGAGTCCCTCATAAGCAGATTTTTTTAATAAATCCATGAGCGCTGACTGGGTCATTTCTGAGGAACAACCGATCTCGTCTTTTTTGTTATCACAGCCTGTAATGGCAACGGCGAGTATGAGTGCTGCATATTTTAATCTCATAAGTTCCCTTTATATTAAGGATTGGCTTTTATTAGGCGGTATGTAATCAGTCCGGAAGGTTAAAGCAAATAGCACTGAACACTGAACGCGTCACAAGCAAGAACCAGAGTAGTATCGGCAAAGACTGCAAAAGCTTTAACTCAAATAATGAGAACATTATGCAACGGATACCTTGACGTATTCGACGCTGGTGGAAACCTTATCTGGAGCGCTGCATCAGCATCGAAAATGCCCAGGGTAGTTGGTTTTTTTGATGTGCCAGCGAGTTATGATCTGCAGAACAATACCTTTACGATAAACCTCGGCTTTAACCCGTGGATTCTGGTTAACAACTGTCCGGGAAATCTAAGTGATGATGGCGGGGCGACGGGTTACTCAGGGATCGCTTTAAAATGGACTGGCTCACAGCTGCAGGGCAGGTATATATCCAAAAATCAGCGCAACTGGAGCCAGACACTACAGGGACGAGGGCTACGAATTCCCATCGCTCAGTTTGTCGGTATTTGATACCGGCGGGACGCGGGGGTATTGAGTAGCGATCATGTCTTGCTTTACACCCTTTGCAGGTTCGAATCGGTATACAACATCAAGCTTATCCGTTTTCTTATAACAGATATTGCTGAGCCGCTTATTTACATGTCGGCTGAATAAGCCATTACTGCTGTCTGAAATTACGTTAACTTCCCTCGTAGCGCAGTCAATATTCACGTGAATATCTCCCCCAAGGGATAAGCGCGCCGCATCCACCGGGTAATCCATTTTGAAGGTATAGTCTCTGTCTTTATCGGCACAGCCAGCCGCCAGCAAAAGTGCCACGACAAATAATCGTTTCATTTCAACATTCCTGTATCTGCGGGAATATCCATTTTATTTGAGTTTGAAAAATAGTCAGATTGATAAGAGCGATCAATTTTACATTATTGATCGCTCTAAACGATCGTTACTATCGTGAGGTAGTTCATGCTTTATAATACCGGCACTATTGCTATCAACGGAAATACCGCCACCGGAACGGGTACGAACTGGACTGCGCCAGCCAGCCAGGTCCGCGCTGGCCAGACGATTATCGTCATGTCGAGCCCGGTTCAAATTTTCCAGATCTCAAGCGTTGACAGCTCCACCTCGATGACGGTTACACCTGCTGCCGCTCCGGCACTGAGTGGTCAGAAGTATGGAATCCTGGTGTCCGACAATATCTCTGTCGACGGACTGGCACAGGCGATGTCGCAGCTCATCAAAGAGTATGACGAGAACATTGGCGCGTGGGAGACGTTCGCCACAACCTCAGCCAACCAGAATATTACCGTTACGATCAACGGCACCTCCGTAACTATCCCGGGCATTGGCAAACTGGCTCTGAAAGGTACCAATGGAGCTCTCCCTATTGACCAGGGCGGTACCGGGGCAACAACGGCAGAAGGCAGTCGCACAAACCTCGGCTTGGGAAACAGCGCCAGAAGGAACGTCGGAACGGCTGCCGGAACCGTGGCGGCCGGGGATGATTCGCGGTTGAGTACTGTCGATAAAAAAACAGGGGGAAATGTTACCGGCAGTCTGATGGTAACTCAGGGCAATAGTATTGGAGTATCCACGCAGGAAGGTGGTGATAAGACTGTTAAGCTATACAACATCACAGGGGATGGGACTGTAGGAAGTTATGTAAACGCTGTGGGAGGGGCCTGGTATAACGGGAACTGGTCTCTTGGCGGAGTTCGGGGGAGTGGGACTAATTTAGACAGAGCGCAGTTAAATGTTAATAGCGGAACTGGTACGGCGGGTTCATTTTTGTTTTACCCCGATGAGAGATTCAAATCATCTTCGTGTGGAGCTGATGGGGCTGGTTATGGTGGCTCCTGGTCGGACATTAACACATGGCAAAGAAATATTTCTTTTTTCAGGGGGAACGTAGCTGTTAATAATGATGCTGGTTTTATTCCCTTCGCCCGCTGGCATAGTCAATGCAGTGGCGGATATTCTTCAACGGTAGGGCTTGGCTCTATAGCTACCGGGCCTAGTTCGTGGGCGGATGTAGCAATAACAACACTCGGGGATGGTGGCTCTGCCGGACAGCGTATATTTCAATTCACGACAGCAAGCGGTGATATATATGCCAACGCTGGTGGGAATATTTCCGGTAACTATATTTTCCAAAAGCAGCCTAACTGTGATATTACGCTGAAGCACGATATTAAATATGATGATGGTTATCAGTCATACGAGAATATAAAGAAACTCCTGCCAGCAACTTACATCTACAACGATGACCCTCGTGAAAGGGTTCGCCGAGGCATCATTGCCCAGGATGTCATGAAGATTGACAGCGAGTACGTCAAACTGGTACCTGCATCACCAGCTTTCGACAGTAAAGGCAACAGGATTGATGCTGATGATACTCTGGCACTCGATACGAACGTCATACTGCTTGATACCGTGCTGGCCATGAACTACGTCATTAAACAGCTGGAGACAACACAGAAAGAGCTCGAGGAGCTTAAGCTAAAAATAGCGGAATCATGAAGTCTTAGCTTTCAGCCGCAGCCCGTGCAGGTACTCAACTGGCTTTGTCTCACTCAGGTCTACTTGCACTCTGCCATTATCGAAAAATTTACAAAAGAGATAATTCGAAACGAGAGAGAAACTTAGAAACGAAACGGCGAAGCTTTAAGCAGTGACAATAGGGCCTGTATCTTGCGGACACTTACAAATAAAACTACTGTATATAAAAACAGTATTTGAGGTGTGTGCAATGGAATTCATCAGGCCAACAGAACTGCGAGAAATTTTCACTCTTCCGCTTTTCAGTGACTTAGTACAGTGTGGTTTCCCAAGCCCCGCGGCTGATTACGTGGAACAGCGCATCGATCTCAATGAGTTACTTGTTGCTCACCCGAGTTCCACATACTTCGTTAAAGCCGCGGGTGATTCAATGATCGAAGCCGGGATCAGCGACGGTGATCTGCTGGTGGTGGACAGCTCACGCACTGCTGAGCATGGTGACATTGTCATCGCCGCGGTGGAAGGGGAATTTACTGTTAAACGCCTGCAGTTACGCCCGACAGTCCAACTCATCCCAATGAATAGCGCCTACAGTCCGATTGTTGTAGGCAGCGAAGATACGCTGGACGTTTTCGGCGTTGTTACTTTCATCGTCAAATCGGCGAGCTGAGTATGTTTGCGCTCTGTGACGTGAATTCGTTCTACGCATCATGCGAGACGGTGTTTCGTCCCGATTTGAAAGGGCGACCAGTGGTTGTTCTTTCGAACAATGACGGCTGCGTAATCGCGCGCAGCGCCGAGGCCAAGGCGGCTGGAATTACGATGGGGGAGCCTTTCTTCAAGCAAAAGGACTTATTTCGGCGCGCTGGGGTTGTTTGCTTCAGCAGTAACTACGAGCTCTACGCTGATATGTCGAACCGGGTGATGACAACACTCGAAGAAATGAGCCCCAGAGTTGAAATTTACAGTATCGACGAAGCATTTTGCGACCTGACAGGTGTTCGCAACTGCCGGGACCTGACGGAATTTGGCAAAGAGATCCGCGCTACGGTTCTGAAGCGTACGCACCTGACTGTCGGGGTTGGCATCGCGCAGACAAAGACACTGGCCAAGCTCGCAAACCACGCCGCCAAGAAATGGCAGAGGCAGACGGGCGGAGTGGTTGATTTGTCCAATATCGATCGCCAGCGTCGGTTGTTGTCTATTGTGCCGGTTGAGGACGTCTGGGGCGTCGGCAGGCGCATCAGTAAGAAGCTGAACGCCATGGGCATCAAAACGGCTCTCGACCTCTCAGAGCAGAGTACGTGGATTATTCGAAAGCACTTCAATGTCGTCCTGGAGCGAACTGTCCGGGAACTGCGCGGCGAACCATGTCTGGATCTGGAGGAGTTTGCACCAGCTAAGCAGGAAATCGTCTGCAGCCGGTCATTCGGCGAACGCGTTACTGAGTATGAACAGATGCGCCAGGCTATTTGCAGCTATGCCGCCCGTGGTGCTGAAAAACTGCGGGGTGAACATCAGTACTGCCGCTTTATCTCTACGTTCGTGAAAACCTCTCCCTTTGCGCTTAACGAGCCGTATTACGGTAACAGTGCGTCCATGAAGCTTCTCACCCCCACTCAGGATTCTCGCGACATCATCAACACCGCTGTAAAGTGTCTGGACAAAATTTGGAAGGATGGCCACCGGTACCAGAAGGCAGGGATCATGCTTGGGGATTTTTTCAGCCAAGGCGTGGCCCAGCTCAACCTGTTCGATGAGAACGCGCCGCGTGCTGGTAGCGAGAGGTTGATGGAAGTTCTGGATTATCTGAACGGGAAAGATGGAAAGGGAACGCTTTATTTTGCCGGGCAGGGCATACAGCAGCAGTGGCAGATGAAACGGGATATGTTATCTCCACGGTATACTACGAGGTATTCAGACCTAATAAAAGTTAGATGATCCTTTAAACGGTATATTCATTCGAACCTAATTATCGGCTATGAGTATTAAGATTAATATGTCTACTACTATGCTTTTGTAATGTAAATAAGCCCCTGCAATTATACAGGGGCTTATGGGTATGATGCCGGGTGCCTCCCGGTGAGTCATTGAACTAACCACTCGTGACTCGCTGCTTCAGAAATTCAGGATGAGCCGCTGGATATACAAATCATCAGGTTAATTAGCCCTGCCGCTGAGGAGGATTCATCATTAAACCGAATGTAACAGCAATGCTTAGCAAATGATACAATATTTACTGATGTGCCTCATGATTTTCTTTCGCAGTTTTCACGGTCACGGAATTTTCAGATGGTGAAGGTTAAAATATCGATGTTCATTTCTTTACTTTAAGTCTTGAGACAAAGGTTAAGGTTTTATCTTCTGGGCAAATCATTAGAAAAATTGCTGTGGGAGATTTTTCTAAACGTGTAATTCCATGCAGCATCTGGTAGAGTCTTTTTTTTAGTTTTTCTGCTCCATCTTTTTCAGACTCCCACTCTAAAACTGCCTGACCCTCTGAACCAATGAATGCATGAGATGGAAGTTTGACACCTCGGTTTGACTTACTTGAATAGTTTCGGTCATGCAAGAGACCCAAGATAAGAGGGTTGATATTATTATCTGAGAATGGGGCTTCAAGAACTATTAATACTGTATAATGCAGGATTTTCATGGAAGCCTTATGGTTGCCTCAGCAATAAAGTCATATTGCCATGGTGTTGGATGTACATGTCTTAATTATAAATGTTTGTGTGGGGGTAAAAAAAGCCTGCGTTAAGCAGGCTATATAATTAAACGTAGTTATAATAATGATTTAATGAATGTCTGCGTTGAATCCCTAGCGTCAAAGATACTTCTGCGCCGCATCTAATATTTCCTGAGATGTAAGCTCTCGATCTGATGCCACATGGACCACTTCATGGTCACCTGTTAAAGAGGGAAAACCTGCTGACATTATCTGAAGGTTTATCACTTCTCCATTAGGATATTCTTCGCGTATTGATGTCACACCTTTAAGCACAGTGATAACTTTACTTGGCTTACCATTAAAAAAAATGATTACTTTTTTCATATATCACCATGTATTTTGAGGGTTTCCAGCCCCTGCAGGTGGTCGAAAGGGTTCTGTTTGTTCATTTTTTTTGCCTCTTTCGAAATTAAAACAAGCATTATACTTTCTTAACGTGTACTGTAACGGTCCATTTGAACTGGAGAAGTCTATGTCTGCACGTAAAAACACTCAATTCCGCCGAAATTATTTAGTAAAATGTCCTTGTCCAAACTGCTCAAAAGATTCCGAACATAGTTACAATCGTGTACAAAAGGGGGCTCAGTTGGTGTGCCCATACTGCTGTGCTTTGTTCAAATCTTCCCAGCGCTTCTAAAAAAATTATTAAAAAAATAAGAAGTGATGCTTTTGGAGGCTGCCTAACCTCTTACGCACTTTAGTATTTTATAAGCAGTTAGCTTCTGCTTTGAGACTGTTCATGCAGCAGTCCTGCATTTCATCACATCGGTCAGCAAACTTGATGGTAAGTAAATATGCTGGCCTGTTGTAATGATGTGAGTAACCGAACATCACCTTTCACTGATAAAGTCATGCTGGCTTAAGCAAACCATCTAAAAATTATCTATCGCAAAGTGTTACATTGGCAGCGATTGGACCTTTAGTTCCAGCTATGATAGCGAATTTGACTTTTTGTCCTTCAAAAAGAGTATTAAATGTTTCTCCCAGCAGGGAAGAAGTGTGAACAAGAACATCTTTACTTCCATCGAGTGGGGAGATAAAGCCAAACCCCTTATCTTCGTTAAACCACTTAACAAGACCTATGATTTTAGATGACATACAAACTCCGTTTGAACATTTCAAACCGACAAGCAAGCTCATGATAAGAAACGTATGCTGGTATATGTATGGACTCAAGAGGAGGGATATCAGAGATAACACCTAGTTATGAGAACGGCTTTTGGAAAAGTTAGATTCATCATCGCACCGAATCAGCCAAACCATTAAGGCACGTGTTGAATGATTAAGCAAATTTTATCTTAGCCTTCTAGAAGGCCGTTAAAATAGTGTTAGCTATTATTAACTGATCCTGTATAGTGAAATCTGGATTACCATTAGGAAAATATCTGTCTCGTAAAATGACAGGAATTGTCAAAAGTTTTGACTTCAAGAGCGGAAAGGGATTGATTATCCCATCAGATGGCAGAAAAGATGTTTTTTTGCATGTTTCTGCGTTAAGTAATAGTGAAAGCCAAACGTTAAAGCCAGGTGTTCGTGTTGAATTTTATCGTATAAATGGACTTAGTGGTCCGATGGGTGCAAATATATTTCTTTCTTAAAGTAAGATAATATTGAGCCAAATATAAAGTGCGCATCAAAAGAACTGCAGATTATATATCTGCTTGTTCTATCAATTTTCTCCCCTGATTTTTTCCATTTCCAACATCACGGGCCACCGCATGCCAGATAAACTTGTCGGTTGGTACAGCGCCGTCGGCCGCTATCTCTTGAGCTTCTTTCCGTCCAACGTCCTGACGCATCCATTCCCTTGCTGCTACTGCTGACAAAACCAGTGGCCGGCGGTCATGAATATCCACCAGGCCTTTGTCAGCTGCAGATGTCACTGTCAGGAAACCTTCCGATTCATCGCCGCGCTCGAACGGCGTGCTGCCGATTGCAGCCATGAAAATAGGCTGACCGTCTGCCCGGTGAATGAAGTAGGGCTGTTTCTTGTCGCCTTCTTTCTTCCATTCAAACCACCCATCGGCAAAGCAGATCGCCCGGCCATGTTGCCAGAGAGGTTTGAACATTCTACTGGTGGCCGCAGTTTCGACGCGCGCGTTAATCAATGGCGGCTTATCCCACCACCCGGGCGCGTAGCCCCAGAGCACCGGATCGAGATGCAACTGCTCGTCGCGTTCGCTTAACAGCAGTACTTTTGTGCCTGGCGCCACGTTGTAACGTCCGATCGGTTCGGGGTCATAGGCGATGTTGCGATCTGCTTCATCGGCCAGGTATGCCAGATATTCTTCACGGGTTTGGGCTTGGGCAAAACGTCCACACATAGAATCATCCAGTCGGATGTCAGACTGAAAGTATAGGCACAGATAAGCACGCTAAATGGGGACCAATGTATTGCCTGCCTATCTACCTGCAGTTAAAGCATGGGTTCAACGATCGCTTTATTGAAAATTCCTGTTGCAATAACTTCACTGTGAAGGCTGTGAGGGACGATAACTGGAATTTTTATACCAGGATAAAGTTGAGTAAGAGCGAGGGTTCTGTGCCGACCATCCATAATTCGGAATGGCGAGGTCATCTCCGGATACTCGACCATACCGTTGGCAATGTAGCTTTTAACTTTGTGCCAGCGAATTGGGTCGATGTTAAATGCCTCATCCCCCATGCTTTCCAGAATTTTTAACCCATCGGCAAAAATGATGCATCCACCCTCTTGAGCAAACACAGGAGGTAGAATGAAACGAATGTCGCTGAACTTAGGGTAGACAAACGGTTCATCGTCTTTTGGGATGTCGTTAAAGGATCCAAATCTGAATTTACCGAGGTGAGTGTGGAGGAATTCCTCCGGAAGGCGAGAGAATAATTTTTTCAT